CTCCCGTTCTACACTTACCTGTCCCCACCAATGACAAGGTAGTTAGTGTTAGACTTCCGTCTAGTGCCACTTCAAGTGACACTGAAGACATAGTTTATGATAGCTTAGAAGATTTAGTCATAGAACAGCCACCCGTCCCCTCAAAAGCTGAGCTCATTGAGGAGGAACGTGAATTTCGACGAGCAGTTATTGCTGCTAAACCAAAAGTTCAAAAATCCACCACTAAACGCAAAACAAAGAAGGTCAAGCTTCAACGTTTTGATCTCCCCCGTTCTCATGCTCCCTATTGGAACACAAGCAAGTATATAGAGGAATCTTATGCTTTGAACGTGTCCCCCAGGTTTGAGCGAGCTTGGAAGAAGACAGAAGGAATTCCCCTTGTTGTACAAAATCATACCAAATTACAACATTTATGTCACCACGTAACATTAGAGGAATCTCTTAATGTTTATTACTTGTTAAAACATTTTAAGAACGCTGGAGAAGGAACGTTTGGCGATATTTCAAAATTCGATTTAGATAAGAAACACCATATTAAAAATTCTCTGTTTAAATTCTCCGATATTGATCCATTAGAAGAATACCAATTGCGCGAAAATGCCCATGTTAGCCATAACCCTCATCATACAAATTCACACAACCAAATGATGAGTGTTAAGGATACTATTGAGCTCCTTTGCGACCAAACTGCCTGTGCCCTTAGATATTGCGACACCCTACAAGATGCTGTCACAATGCAGTTTGAATGGATCTTTGAGGAAAAAGACCGATTTTTGAACGTAAAGCCGAAATACATTAACCTTAATCCTGCCGGAGTAATTGCTTTTGCTCGCGAAATCTTTAACCAAGGATTCACCACTCAGAACCTGGGATTCTTTAAGAGAGCTACTTTACAGCGAAAGAAACACTTTCTCACTCTTAAGGAATACCATGAACTCAAAGATTTCCGCCTATTCTGCAAGCGCATACGCTTAGATCCCGTACTTAGTTATTACTATTTAGAAACAATTAACCATGTAAACTTAGTTAATAGATTATTATCTTACTTTAGAATTGCCCAAAAACATGATGCCGATAAATTCCATCATGATATGCTTCTTACCTATGCCATGAAATGGTTTAATGGGGAAATGCATATAGATACCAATGGTGAAGTTCCTGAGTTTCCGTCTACAGTGAAGACCCCCCTCGAAACTATTAAGGACACCATTGAAGCAGCCCGTGATACCCCAAGATCAGTCTTCACAGATATTTACAGCTTTATGGAAGAAAAGACAACCGAAATTAAAACTGGTTTGATGGCTTCTTTCGAAGAGACCTTAAACCCCGTTGTTGAATTCTTCAACTCTATTAAGGAAATGTTGGTATCTGCTGTAACAAGTATTACCCCATTCCTTGATGAAGTGAAGAAAATCTTCCAACTTAAAGAAGATCTTGGCGTTTCACCCGCCGAAGTAGTTAAGATATTATTATTGATTGTTATATATAATTCTTCTAGCAATACTATTATTCGCACCTTAATTATAACTGCTATTCTTAATACTTTAGGCTTACTTAGTATAATAACCAATGCTTTTAAATTAGTTTACGACGAAATTAAAGGAAAGATGAGTCTTTTCTCAACTATCGACACTGGACTGACTGATGATTTCTCATTAGACACTATATTATCACTTGACAATCTATATGAGAATTCTGAAGCCTTAGGAATATTAGGTGGAATACTTTTCACCGCCATAACATCGACTGCAATCTCCTACGATAAAATGAAACCCCTAGGAACCAACATCTCTAATGCAATTAGAAATGCTGGCTTCATGGGTACAGCCTTCCTTGGAGGCTCCCGAATTATATCTCTGTTTGTACCACTCATAAAAACTACTCTTGAGTGTGTTAGAGAGCATTTTGCCCCTAACATTAAATTTCCATCAGAGGAAGTTAAACGCAAAAAAGAAGCGTTGTACAAAGAGATTATAACTTGGAGCACCCGAGTTGAAGCCTTAAATAATGAAGAAGGATACCGACTTATTAAGACGAACAAAGAAATCGCTACATGGGTTCGCGAAAAATACCCATCTGCAATCCGATTTGGAAAAATGGCTTACAAAGACGACTTACCCCGCCCACTACAGATCGCCATTCCCCGCGCCGTTGAAGCACACAAAAAATTATTCAACATCGTGGATAGAATGCTTACTTATGGAAATTTTAGATTAACACCATTCCATATGCAACTTGTAGGACAAGCCGGAGTCGGAAAATCGACCCTGGTTCAGCGTATAGTGCAAGAGTTTTGTGAAACTTATTGCCCCGAAACACCTGAAGAAAGCCGCATGTACGCCCGAGGAAACACTGACCATTACGATGGTTATGCTAACCAACCTGTTTTCTATTGGGACGATATGTGGTCTGTGGCCGACGCCAACAAGATTACTGAATGCCTCTCTCTTATATCCAATACACCTTTGCCTCTCCCCATGGCTCATCTTGAAGACAAATCAACTTATTTTAACTCAAAGTTCTTTATCTCAACTACGAACACCCCTTGGCCCGCTGTCAAGGATGTACTTTGTTCCACAGCCGTTTGGAGAAGGAGACATCTTCTTGTTGAAGTTGTTATGGATGAAAGAGTAAGAAATTCCTCCTCACATAAATTCGATATGGACTTATTCAAGAAACACTTCGCCGACCATTCTACGATACCAATGAAGGAATTATTGCAAATCTGGCCTCATCTACGCTTCAATTTATTGAAGCCTGTACCTAATGATGGCCGTCCACCAAGGAGCAACAACAGATCTCACCTTGGTATGTACTCTGGAGGATATTACGAAGAATCTGACATTTTACCCACCGGAATTACCCTTCCATGTACAGACCTCTCAATTGAGGATCTCTTGGAATTAATGAAGAAAAGGTATAATGCATTACGCGCTGAAGAACGCGCTGTACGTAATGACCCCGAAAAGAGAACTACCATAATGAAGAACTTGTGGACAGAAGCTGATTTTGTAACTGAAACCTTAGCTGAAGATGAATACATCTCTACTGAATTTGCCGAACGCATTCTTGAATTTGACGAAACCGCAACTGAAATTATTAACGAACCTGAAGAAGAACAACAAACTCTAGACGATCTCAACATTGTCTTCAAAGACATGTTTGAGGAAATTTTTGCCGACACTGCTGACACATCTGATATAGTAAACCCAACAGATGTTTTAGAAATGGAGGCCCGACGACGACAGAGAATTCTTCGTAAACGAGGAGTTGCCGATCCCTCTGAGGATCCTGCAAATACAGCTCATCGAAATTTTGGCTCAGCGAAACTGATAATGCACGACGAACAAATCTATAGTTTTATGACAAAGAATCTTGGTATGACTATTATTGATAATGTTAATAATGTCTTTGGAGAACCGACTGAGGTAATTCTCACTGAAGAAAACGCTCGAGAATATCTTGCAAACCTCCATAGATTTTATTCACCAGATAAACGTATGCCAACTAGCTATTTTCCTATTGAGAACTATAAAAACCACCCGGTTCTTGGTCGGATTGCTCGACGTGACATAGCACCAAAAATATCGCTGTGGTTTCTTTATAGAACCAAATTTCTTGAAGAACCTGGAACTGACTTAAAACAACCAACGATAAACGCACCACCTGGATTCTACTACAATGTAAATTATGAAGTTTTGCGCCATCGAAAGGGAATCAGGACTCGTGGAAACCACTTTTATTACAATGACACTGTCTTTAAGACAGTAGCCCGTTCCACAGGTATTGAATCCCTCCTCTTTGAACCTTGGTTCATTGAAGACCACCGGCAATTCTTCGCTTTGCGACAGGAAGAACGTCTTGCTCTATTGCAAGAAAATGAACGACTTAATAAGATTGTCTCCTACACCAGTTCATATTTCAAAAACTTAAAAGAACGTATTTCCAAATTATCCCAGTCACTGTGGGATCAAACGATGTGTACTTTTAGATATTTGTGGATTGAATATATGCAACCTTTAGTAAAACCCCTTTTACTTGTTGCTTCCGCTTTTGGCGTGATAGCTGTAATTAGAAAAATCAGCAAGTTATTCCAACCACATAAATCTGAAGATACATCTCGTTTCCTTTTCAAACGATCCAATGGCTCCCGAATTCATAAAGATACTAATGGTGAAACGTCTAATGAGGAGATCCAGAAAAGCCTACTTTCAATTAGAAAGAACCAGTTATACATACAAACTGAAACTGGTTCATGTGGAAACGCTATTGGCTTTGATGGGCATTACCTTTTGACGTGCTATCATATGTTCCGAAGAGAAATCGACCAAAAGATCCGATTCAAAATTTTCTTCAATCCAAATTCAAAATGTCCTCTTTGGAGCGGTTATGTTGAACCTCATAATGTTTACGTAATTCCTGATGCCGATGCTGTTGTTTTTCGCATAGACAATTTACCAATGTTTAAAACAATTAGCCACAAATTTCTTAGTGATGACGATTACTTGAAATACGAGATCCCTCGTATTATAATTAATCCTCATTACCAGGCACCAGAAAACTTTATGACTCCCATTTCCGAAACAAAAGAACTTCTCCACAATTATAAATATCAATCCTGTAAATTTCCTGAAACCAAAACATTGGGCAAATGTCTATCTTATAAAGGACATGCTCTCAAAGGATCATCCGGATCCCCTGTTTTAGGACCTCGACAACTTATTAAACCGTTTATACTTGGACTGCAATCGAACACTGACACATACTTTGACGCCTCCTACGTAACAATTGTTACCAAGAATGATCTTGATAAGGCAATGGCCACACTCGGTATTACAACCGTACACCAAGGCCCCCTTATCTGCAATGAAAACAAGATCTCAGCCACTTCCGAATTATTGATTAACGTTGATACTTGCGGAACTGTTCCTATGAATTGCGTAGTAGGACGTGTCAAAAAGAGTAGTTTTATCAAAACACCGATATCTACTTTCTTCCACTCAGAAAGAATTCCAGCAATACTTGATCCATTTGATGATAGGGTTCCCGAAGATACACACCCCCTCCAACACTCCATAAACAAATTTGGACGCGATGTGATTGAACCACTAGATCCCGATCAACTTCGCCATGCTCAACAAGGCGTATGCGAATATCTGAAAGGAAAACTTACCGGACTCGACAAAATACAACCACTAGACATTCTCAGTTCACTGACTGGACTTCGAGAAATAGGTTACGAATCTGTAAATCTTGCCACATCGATGGGTTTACCCTGGATTTTAGATAAATTTCCCGGTAAACTCCCAGGCAAAAGAGAGTATTTTGAATACTCTGTCCTAGATGGACATGTGACTCGCTTGTCACATGAATTCGAATTAGAATTCCAGGAATTTGATGCAAAATTACGACAAGGCATCATTCCCAAAAACTCTCTCTACGTCTTTCCCAAAGATGAACTCCGACCTATAGCGAAGGTCATTGGCCCCCCCATAAAAACACGCTCCATAGATGTAATGAATTTTACACTGACCCTTCTTTGGAGAAAATATATGTTGCCCGTTGAAGCTGCACTGCACAAAGCCGCCAACGGATCAACACAATGTTGCGTCGGAATTAACCCCAGTTCCGTGCACTGGTCAAACCTATACCATTCCCTTAAATCAGTTAACGATGTTGGTTTCGATGCCGACGTAGGTAACTGGGATGGTCATTTCCCTCCCGATCTCTTCCATGCCACAACAGATGTACTCTGTGAATTATCTAATTACCCAATTAATTCACCAGAATGGCTTGCCGTTCGCGGCTTAGCTGATAACGCTCTCTTCGGATTTGAGCAATTTGAAGACATTGTTGTGGGGAAAGAGCGCGGAATGCCCTCTGGCTTTGGAGGCACCGCAATTATAAATACCGTAGGTCATATGATACTATTTTATTACATGTATAGAACTATTTGTATAGAACATAATCTTAAGTCTTTACTTAGCTTTGAATTATATTTACAACACATTTGTGTTCGCTTCTACGGTGATGATGTCATTGCCACTGTTTCGCAAACTCTCCTTGACAAAGATATCAATGCACTCACATTCGTCGATAAATACGAAGAGTTAGGCTGGCCCACTACTGTTGCCAGCAAAACTGGAGTTCCCCAACCGTTTAAACCGTTGGAAGAGTGTACGTTCCTTAAAAGAGTATTTACATTTGATCCCATATTACGATCATCTGTTGTTTACGGAGCGCTTGACACTGGAGTCATTGAAGATCTTTGCTATTGGATGAGAAAAACAGTCGCAATACAATCCCAATTCTATAGCAATTTAAACGATGCTTTGGAATTTGCTTGCTGCCATGGCAGCCAATATTATGATAACCTGCTTTTTAGAATAAATAAAGCTTTAAAACAATACAATTATAATATAATATTAATAAACTATAGTGATATGCGTGAAATTCTTTTAGACCGCTATTACAATTAGGCTTAAGTTAACTTTAGTTAGTAAGTTGAAATTATCCGCTGCCCTCATTTTGAGGTTCAATTGGTCTCGCGGTAATTCTAGTTAGGATAAAATTAGCACTTAGGTAAATCCTGTTGAGAATGAGCAATTTTGGCTATTCTTTTTCTTGGTAAGTTCCAACAGGTCACTGAACAACCATACGTTGATTCCAGCTTTGCGAATCTCCGGCTTGCCTTAATTGGCCGTCCGGAACTAGATTTTCTTAGTGATCGGTAATGTGAAACCAATTGCATACCCGATTTAAATGAGCTTAAGGTATAAAGTCCGATTTCGTTTTCCGAC